GAGATCAGTGCCGCATAGGAGATTATATGGCAATAACACAAGCAGTATGCAACTCATTCAAACAAGAGCTTCTTCAAGGTCTACACGATCTTGATGGGCATACACTTAAACTTGCCCTGTATACATCGAGCGCCACACTAGGGCCAACGACCACTGCTTTCTCTACCACTAACGAGTCAAGCGGCACCAACTACACATCAGGTGGTGCGACCATATCAAACGTTGCCGTGTCATTATCTGGCACAGTAGCTTTTGTAGACTTTGATGATGTGTCTTTTTCAAGCGCAACCATATCTGACGCTGCTGGAGCGCTTATCTACAATTCATCAGCGAGTAATCGTGCAATCGCTGTGTTAGACTTTGGTGGCACCAAGTCTGTATCTAGTGGCACGCTAACTGTAACTTTACCATCGGCATCTGCAACAACAGCTTTGATAAGGATTAGTTAAATGCCCTTAACAAAGATGCAAATAGAGGCAGGGATCTTCAAGGACGACACTGTTTATTCTCAAGAAAATCGTTATGTAGACGCTAACAAAATTCGTTTCATGAAAAGTCGTCCTGAAAAGATTGGTGGCTGGGCAAAGTTAGATACGGATACAATTACAAGCGGTGTAGCTAGAACAATACTGCCATTTCGTGGTCAAGTAGCCAACAACAAACGATATATTGGCATAGGCACACACAGTCATTTATATTTATATGATGATGGCGCAGGCAGTTACATAGACATCACACCTGGATCAAGCTACTCGGCTGGCGCACAGCACACAACAGTCAGTTCTGGTGTATTTACGTTTGCTGGCATTTGGACAATGGACACGTTTGGTGAAGATTTGTTATGTGTTAATAAGATAGGTGGTAAACTATATAAATTAGATCTAAGCGCATACCAGGGCGATGCGACTACAAACGCAGCTGTCGTCACCGCTGCATCGGGTAGCAGTATACCGTCAACGGCCAACGGTGTGATCGTCAACCAACAATCAAGGCAAGTTATTTTGTTTGGTGCTCACGATGGCACCAACGATGCACCAATGCGTGTGGCTTTTTCTGACTTGGAATCAGACAATGATTTTACAGCGACACTAGATAATTTTGCAGGTGCTGTAGAGTTGCAAGGAGGCAACTTGCTTCTTGGTGCAGTCAGGACCAAAGGTAATATTTTACTGTTTTCTGATACGACAGCTTTTTCCATGACATTTGTAGGACAACCTGATGTATTTGCATTTCAAACATTAGCAGAAAACGCAGGAATTGTAGGACCAAACGCTGTTGTTGAACATAACGGTATTGTGTATTGGATGGGCAACGATGGATTTTATGCATACAGTGGACAAGTGCAAAGCATTCCTTGCACTGTAGAACGTCACGTATTTGATAATCTTACCAAACAACAAAAATTAAAATGTTTTGCAGCATTAAATACTAAATTTAACGAGGTTTGGTGGTTCTATCCAACTGGATCAACAGATGCATCAGATGATATTACAAATTATGTCATATACAACTATTTAGAAAACGTTTGGTCTGTAGGGACATTGGCTAGAGGAGCGTGGGCAGCAGAGGGGATCTACGACAATCCTCTTGCAACTTCTCTTGCGGCATCTAGTTCTGTAATATTTAAACACGAATCAGGGACAGATGACGACGGTTCAGCTATGGAATGTACAATAACATCAGGAGATATGGACCTACCGCCGGATGGAGATGATATGATGTATGTCACCGACTTTGTGCCAGATTTTGATGATCAAGTTGGAGATGTTACAGTCACTTTAAAATTTAGAGACCATCCAAACGGGACTCAACGCACAGAGGAAACAATCACATCGGGCACAGGCACGACACATCAAAGCATACGTGCTCGAGGTAGACAAATGTCTATTGTTGTTTCTAGCAACGCCACAAGTTCGCATTGGCGTATGGGTGATCACAGATACAATATACAAGCGGACGGAAAGAGAAACACATGAGCGAAGAAAAAAAATGTCCTAAGTGTGGAGAAGTTATACCTGAAGGCAAAGAGGCTTGTGAATACATGCAATGTAGTATTACAGAAATAAAACTTACAAACGAAATGGGAGAAGAATAATGTCAGGAACTCGATTTAAACAGATGCCAAGACCTGCATTTGCAAACGCAAACATTGACCCCTCTTTAAAAGCTTATTTAGATAGGTTGTCTGCTGAAATAGAAAAAGGTTTTTTAGAAACGGATCGAGTTGTGACCGAAGAGGACATGTTAGACTCCAACTCTCAACTTAATTGGTTTTTCTTATAATGTCACAATTGTTTAAAAACTTTATTGCAACCACAAATGTAACAGGCAGTCCTGTTACATTTAAAGAATGCCCTACAGGTAAAACATTAATTTTTAGTGGTATCACTAATTTTAATGGTAATGCTAGCACAGTTACTCAACAAGTGCACATGGTAGACGCATCAGAGAGCACAAGTCAAACTGTAGAACTTGGCGGAGACTATACAATTACCTCTAATAATGCTGTTTTTTTCACTGTTAAATTTGTGTTAGAAGAGGGAGACAAATTAGGTTTTCAATCAGATCAAGACACGCAACGAATATCAGGCAGTTTTGTGCTATTAGATAGTTCTAGTCGAACTCGTTACAGGCATATTTCAAAAGTCATAACCACAGAAGATAGTTTTGTAGATTTAATAGAAGCTCCAGCTGGACACACGATTATTATGAAACATTTGTTTTTAAAAAATAAATCAGGCACTAACGCTACAGGGACGGATAATGAGCTTCGTTTGGTTGAGGCAACAACTAACACGTTTGTGCCATTTGCTAGAGGCACTCTTAACAACGATGCTGCGGCAAGTTTTGGTAACACTATGGTGCTTGAACCAGGCGACAAAATACAGTCTAGAATCACTGAACAGCCGTATCATGTGTCTATATTCTACCAAGAATTACCAACGCCTACACTCAGAGGACAATAATGATTGAAAAACTCACAGAATACAGTAGATTAGGACAGATATGGGCATAGGAAGCAAACTCAAAAAATTAGCACGAAAAGTCATACCAAAAGAGGTGTCAGTAGCCGCTCCAATCGTTGGGGCGTTCAATCCAGCGTTAGGCGCAGCGTTGGGTGCCGCAGGTGGTATACGAGAAGGCAATATCGGCAAAGCAGCTTTGCAAGGACTTGGTGCGTTTGGTATTGGTAAAGTTGCTCAAGGCTTAGGTGTGCCACAATTTGGCGGCAACCTTTCATCAGGACTAGGATCAATATTACAAAAAATACCCGGTGTTTCACAACTTGCGGGATCTCCTGTTGGGCAAGGCATAGGAGCTATTTTTGATAGAGCTGAGGCTTTAGGAGGACAGCTGGGCAGTGTTCTTGGAACAACTCCAGCAAGCGCTGCTGCGACGAGCGCTGCTGTACCCACTGGAGTAACTCCAGAGGGAGATGTATTTTTCAAACCAGAGGACATAAAAAGCAGTGTTTTATCTGATGTTTTAACCGGAGGAGGTAAAACAATATTAGAAGATGTTGGCCCCGCTGGTGATGTAACAAGAGGGCAACTATTAAGAAGTTTACTTGGGTTTGGTCTAGGTGCATTTGAAGCAAAACAAGCGAAAGATGAATATGAGGATATAATGAATAGAGCAGGATTTAATCAAACTCTTCAAGAACTGCAGGCTCAATATCAAGACCCAAGAGTTTTTGAAAGCACTTCAATAAGCTATGAAGATGGAGGCGAAGTTAGAGATCCAGAGTATGAAGGTTGGAAAAAAATGTATGAAAAAAACCAAGATATTGGAATGATGCATCCAAAAGCCTCCGAATATTTAAAAATATATCAAAAAGAACAAGAACAATTGAATGAAAAAGCAAATGGTGGTATTATGGGGTTCGCAGACGGCGGTGAACCAGCGATGGAAATGGACTATCGTGGTGGAGGTTTTATCCCTGTGGGCGCTAAAGAACGGGCAGATGACGTGCCTGCTAGATTATCGAAAAATGAATTTGTAATGACCGCTGATGCAGTAAGAGCTGCGGGAGGTGGTAATGTTAATAAAGGTGCAAAGAAAATGTACTCGTTAATGAACGCGTTGGAGGCAAGAGCATAATGGCAATACCACAAGCAGATTTCACAAAACTACCTCAGTTTGCACAAGATGCATATAAAAGAATTTTTGGACAAGCAGCAAACATTGCTGATCGTCCTATAGACACGGCTGCTCTAGCACCAGATCTTGACCCATATCAGCAACAAGCAGCTACCCTACTTAATCAAGGTATAGGTTCTTACAGTCCTTTCATACAACAAGCACAGGAGTTTGCAGGACCAGGGGGAGCTCAAGCTTTTATGAACCCTTACACACAAAATGTTGTAGATCAAACAACACAACAATTACAAAAACAATTTGGCCTTCAACGAGCGCAAGCTGACCAACGTGCCATACAATCTGGCTCTTTTGCTGGTAGTGGCACGAGGGGTGCGGTGTTTGATGCTGCGTTAGCGGGAGAACAAGCGGACACGTTAGGAAGAAGTGTGGCTGACTTATACAATCAAGGATTTACTCAAGCTCAACAAGCAGCACAGACCGGCGCTGGTATTCTTGGAAGTCTAGGTCAACAGATTCAAGGACAACGGCTAGCGGATGTTAATGCGTTATTTAATCTTGGTGGTGCAAGAAGAGACATTGCGGCTCAAAGAGGCATGCTTGGTTTCCAACTTCCTATAACTCAATCAAGTTTCTTACAACAAGCCTTTATGGGTATGCCTATGTATCAAGCTCCACCTATGCCTAACCCACTACAATCTGGTTTATCACTAGGCGGCATATTTGGTGGCTTCGGTGGCTTCGGTGGATAAAGTATTACAAAGATCATTATTTAAAATGCCAGTGCACGAGCACTACGGCACGGGAATAGCTTCTGGGTTGGTCGATAGACCAGGGTACGCGGTCGGCGGACGGGTTAACTTACAAGAGGGTGGGGATCCTAGTTTAATTGATCAGGCAAAACAAGCAGCGTCTGTAACAGAAGCGCAGGGTATGAAAGAAGACATGCTAAAAGGAAGCACCGTGTTGGGCACTCCTCCTCCTGGTGGCACCTCACCAAGGTATTCTAAGTTTAGTCCTCTTGCTAAAGCTTATAACATTCAACTTTACCAACTACTTAACGTTCAAGGTATTACAAAAGATTCTTTTGATGCTCTAAATTTTGATGAAAAAACTGAACTAGTTCAAAGAATAAATCAACAAATTTTAAACAACTTAGCAGATGAATACGACTTCACATTAGAACAACTTGTTGACCATTTTGGTGGTGATGATGTTGTTGACAATAGTTTTAAAACTATAAAAGCTCAACTTAAAACCAAACCAGAAAAAATGTTTGAAGCAATAACTGAAATGCAAGAACAATTTAATTCTCTGACAAGCTCCATGACAAAAATTGCACCTGATATTTTTAAACCACCAAAGATCACAACTAGTGGACTTGACGACGAAGAAGATCAAACAGGAGCTAGGGGAGCTGGGGAAGCGAGCGATGCTTTACAAGGCGGCCTGATGGGCTTAGATCCAACAGGAGATGAGTTTAGAGAAAAATATGTAGATTATCTAACAAGTTTACAAGACGAAACAGGAATAGCAGAAAAAAGAAAAAGAGAAGCAATAGAGGCTGGTTTCTTTAATTTAGGCGCAGCTGACCCTGTTCAACCCGGAGAGTCTTTGGTTCAAGCTGGTATACGTGCCTTTAGAGATCCAATGGCCGCATTAAGAGCTCAAGAAGCTGTGCAAGCAGAAGATATTTATAAACGTGGTGCTGAGACGTTGGACAGAGCTCTTAGACCTTCCGAGTCTAGAGAAGTGTTATTCTTAGAACAATTAGTTAAATCAGGTATTCCAAGAGACAGAGCTATAGACATAGTCACTGGCAGAGAAAGATTAATGAGTAGTGAATTACAATCTCTCATAAATATTGAAGAGTTAGGAGGAGCCCTTGCAGCTGAAATGGCAGGAGATCCAGAACAAGGGATTGCAGGTAAACCTCTTGAGGAAGCTATTCAATCTGTCTTTGGGCCGGGGTACAATTTAACAACGCCAACCATAACTAAGAAAGACGGTGGCAGAGTAAATCTTCAACAGGGAGGCACAACAGAAGCTTTAGCTACAGCTGCCACTCCTCAAGCACCAGAACCTGCGAGCATGGATGTAGGATCACCTGAGATTTCTCCAATGTCTTTTGAAGAGTTAAGAGAAAAATTACCTAGCTACATTGACGATGAAGTAGTTAAGCTTTTATCTGAAAACCCCATGGCTCTAATGGAGCTAGCTCAAGCGCAAACAGAGGGTGATCTTAGAGAGTTTGAAGAAAAATACAACGTCGATGTCACTATGCCATTAGCAGAGTCGGAGGAAGAAACTGATGTTGGAGACGTATAATGGTAAAGAAGAAAGAAGGCTTTTACTTATTTGGAACTGAGAGAGGCACTCAAGGTCCTGAGTTTAACGTATTTAAAAAAGTAGGTTTAGGAGCAGCATCTGGCCTATTAAAAATACCAGAGTCTATTGCAGAACTTGGAGCTGCGTTTTCTGATTACGCGTTTGACACCGAACTTGTCACAGCTTTAGAAAAAAACTTTCCTAAAATAAATGTTACTGACGGTGTTGGTAAGTTTGTAGAGATAGCTCTTCAATATGGTGTGCCGTATGGTGCTGCTTTAAAAATAGGCGGCAAGATGGGGCAGCTCAAAAGAATGAAAGAATTGGGTGAGTCTAGCAAAAAAGGTGCATCAAAAATAGCTGGGAAAATGGGGTACTATGGTCTTCCTGCAGTGGGCACAGATTTTATAGTTGGAACAGCAAGAGACTCTACATTAGGAGAAACATTTGGTTTGTATAAAAGCTATGATGAAGCCAAGAAAGGAAAGACAGGACAAAGATTAGCAGAAGAGGTTCTTAAACAAAGAGGTTTATTAGCCTTAGAAGGAGGCGCTCTCGCTGGATTAATTACCACGGCTTTGCCTCCAGCGTTGTCTGTCACTGCCTCTGGCGTTGCTAAAGGAGCAGGGTATGTAAGTAAAGTTGGAGAGCCTATAATAAATCCCGTAACACAGCTCATAGGAAATTCTGCTGTTGGAAAAGGAGCTAGAAAAACTTTAGAGGCTATAAAATTTGCAAAAGAAAAAATTGATCCACTTTCTCTTAAACAATTAAATGTTGCTGACAACGATCAATTAAGATTTCTTCAACGATTAAAATTAAAATTAGGACATCTTTTGACTCCTGAGGGCGCATTTGGATCGAGAGAAACTTTTGAAAAATTTCAGTTTGGTCCAAACACAGTTAAATCTATCGGTCAAAGTTTACAAACTTTTCTTCCCAGAGCATATGAAGAACTTAGTGATGCTATGAAAATATTGCAAAGTAAAATAGGAGAAAAGACTTTGACTAGGCAGGACAGTATATTAAGAGACATTGGTTTGGCTTTAGATGTAAATCCTAAAACAGGTTTAAGTTTAAACGATTTACGAAAACGTCTTATGAAAAATTTTGAAAACGACAAAGAATCTGTGGATAAAATTATGGGTTCAATGAAAAATATAAAAACTTTTGCAAAAGATTTAGATGAATCAACAAGGGAAGCTTTTAGACTTTTAGTAAAACCAAGAGGCAAACCACAAGAATTAGACGACATTGGAGTTGAAATTAAAGGTTTGTTAGACAGGCAAGTGGGCACGGTTTATAGAGCTTTTGATAAAACTTCTAAATTTAAGTTTGAAGGCAAAGAGTTTTTAGACAACAAAAAAGCAGCTATAAACGATGCCTTTGATGTTTTAAAAAGACAATCTCCAAGAACAAAAGATAGCATCTTAAAAGACAGAGCTAAAAGACAAATAAACTCTCTTATCAACCAAGCTAAAAAAAATAGAACTGAGGGAAGTTTCTTTCGTGAAATAAGAAGACAAAAGGGATTGTTAGAGAAGGAAAGGGGTAAAGGAAAAGGTATAAGAAAAGATAAATATTTTACTAGTATTCAAAAAGAAATGCTTGAGCGCAGGGATTTTGTTCCAAAAAAAATCAAAGGAAAACCTGAACTAACAGCGGCAAGAGTTAAATATGGACTAAGTTTAAGAAATTTATTAGGAGGAGATGTAAATCCTTTGAGAGCGTTTGAAGATAAATATTTTGCTATCGCTACTCAACTTGGTCAAAGAAGATTTGTAAACGAATTACTAGCGCTCAATAATCAACTTGGCGCTGCTGTTGCTGGTAGAGCAGAAAAAACCATATTCACTCCTACAAAGACTAAACGACAATTATTGAAGGAAGGAGTAGAAGAAGTAGATGCAGATGAATTAATTAAAGAAGACATAAAAAGACAAATAGCAAAAGAGTATGGCATACCAGAAGAGTTGGCTGCTCCTTCCAGACTAGATCCATCTAAATTTATAAAAAAGGGAGAGGACGACCCTTTTGGAATTTATGATGCAATCAATCCTAAATTAAGTTCTGCCGCTTCTGTCGGTGGATATTTTACATCGCCGGGCATGGCACAAAGCATGGCAGGGGTGCAAAACTACACTGATGTTTTATTAAACATTCCCCTTTATAAATCATTTTTAATGGGAAAAGCTGGAACTCAAATAGGAAAAACTATACTCAGCCCCGTCACACAAATTAGAAACTTCACCTCCGCGGCTTTCTTTGCTCTTCACAATGGACACATAGGGAACCCTTTTGGACTAAGAAAAGGTAATCACTCTGTTGCAGATGTTTTAAACACACATTTAAAAGAATTGTTTCCTAAGGGACGTGTAGATGCAGATGGTCTGGCAAAAGTAGCAGCAGAAGCTGCTAGAAAAAATGAACTAGGAGTTACCTCCGGAAGTATTGTGCAAAGAGAAATAGACGACTTATTGATTGATATTGCAAAAGAAGGAAGCAGTTATAAAACTACAAGTGAGCTGTTTGATAAAATATTTCAATCCAAAACATTTAGAGAAGAGATAGCAGACTCTAGTAAAAAGTTATTTAATAAAGCACAACAGTTTTATACCAAGGGAGATGATTTTTGGAAAGACTATGGCTTTCGGTTTACCTACTCTCAACTTAATAAAATAATTCCTGAGGTTGGAACAAAATATAAAACAGACGCAGAAGTTGCAAAGTTTATAGAAAACGCATATTTCCAAGTTTTCAAAAGACGGCCAACTATAAACAACGTTGACGGAAAACTTAAAAGCAGAAAAGAACTTTTAGAAGAATTTTCTGCTGAGTACATTAAAAATACTTATCCTAACTATCAATATGTTCCCAACATTGTAAAAGAAATGAGACGACTTCCACTTGGTAACTTTATATCTTTCCCAGCTGAGATATTAAGAACCTCAACAAACTTATTAAAAGTAACTAGCAGAGAGCTCGCAATTAGAACAGGAGACGATGCTGTAGACGCATATTTTAGACAAATGGGGTCTCGTAGATTGATTGGTCAAATGGCTGGGTACACCACAGGTCCAATTCTAGCCGCTTACTCATTAAAAGCTTTGGGTATATCAGACGAACAGTATGATGCTCTTAGAGAATCTCAAGTGGCAGATTGGAATAAATTCAGTGATTTAATTATAATAGGAAAAGAAAGAACAAAAGACGGTAATGTTAAATATCGTTATTTAAACTTTGCGTATCAAAACCCATACGATTATATACGAGCTCCTTTTTACACAGCCATAGGAAGAATGTCTGCTGGAGAAAAAATGGGCGAAGACTTTGATGATCGTTTTATAGCTGGAGCTGCTGAAGGCGTTTCTGCGCTAGTATCACCATTTCTTGATGAGGCTATTTTGTCAGAAAGACTTCTTGATTGGAAAAGAGGTAGCACAAGAACAGGGAAAAGAATTTGGGAGCCAACAGATCCTATTGGAGACAAGGTAGCTTCTGGTTTTGCTCATGTCATTAAAGGGGTCTCACCAGGAGTCATGACTCAAATTTCAAACGTTTCTTCAGCCATAGCTGAAGAACAAACTAGGTATGGAAAACAATATAAATTAGATGACGAACTGTTAGCGTTGTTATCTGGAGTTAGAGTTTACGAAGCAGATATAAAAAATAATTTAAACTATTCTGTAAATGATTATCTAAGAAGAACTAGAGTTAACAAAGCAAGGGCTGGTCAATTAATTTTTGCAGCCAATGTAACTCCAAACACTATAACTTCTGCATATGAAACTTATGTCGAAGAATCTTATAAGGCTTATAATACTGCTAGAAAAGTTTTAGATGACGCTGAAACTTTAGGACTTGAAGAAAGAGAAATTCAAAAACTTTTAAAACAAAGAAAAGTTGCAAAAGATATTAGACGAACATTAAGACGAAGAAAATTTGTAGCTCCAAAATGGAGAACTTTTTATAACGATCAAAGGTTTAAAAATATTGCTAGAGAGCGTGGTATTCCTAGAGTCAGATTGTTTCCAATGAGAGAAACTGAAGCCATTAGAAGAAGGTATAACAACTTTGATTTGTTCAAATCAATCAGTGAGGTTAGAAATACCATTAGACAGAGGAGGGAACGAGCCACTGAACTTGCCGCTGAACAAACAACTGGGGTTCAAGGCACAGGGTTAACGGCTCAGGGACAACCGTTAGTGACTCCTGGATCACAACCACCAATCGGGCAAGTGGTAGGCACTGAGGAACCAGCCACTCTTAATGCTATAGAAACAGCTTTACTAACACCAAGCGAACAAGCCATTCGATTAAGAACGAAGACAGCATGACAGACGAAGATACTAAATACGCTTTAGAGGCCCATTTAAAAGAGTGTGAGCTGCGCTATCAGATATTTGAAGAAAAGTTGGACAACTTAAACAATCATCAAGAGCGCATCAACAAGCACACATTTGAACTTCGCCAGATGATGACATGGTTCATGGGCGCTGCAGCATCGTTTGCAGCTATCTCTCTTCTTCTTGGAATAATTTATTTAATTAAGGAGGTAGTATGAAACTATCGGACAACACTTCTATCTCGCTCCCGGCGCGTAACTTACTCGCAATTTTAGCGGCCGTTGCAATTGGCACTATGTCATACTTCTCGATAATTGAGCGCTTAAATAACATTGAAACAAAACTACAATTGATGGAAAAAGATTTAGAGGCAGCTAATACTTTTATCGACGGTGTTCCCAAAGGCGATATGGTTTCACCTCAGATACAAGAGATCTACATGTTGGTCGAGTACTTATCAGAGAACGTAGACAAACTAAAAGAACAAATGGAAGCAGAGATACCCATGATATTAAAGAATGATATGGTTATACAGTTTCATGAGGAAAGATTAATAGACTTGGAGTCAAAAACAAATGGAAACCATTAAAGTTGTATTTGCAATACTGATGATACAAAACGGTTCGACCGTAGAAATGGTGCCAACTGACGGACTTAGTGACTGTCTCAAGCAGAAGCGTATTATCTCCCGTAACGTAGGCGAGGAACAACAAGGAATATATATGCAGTGCAAGGAGGTCGAGGCAATCGTTTTTGAAGACATGGGCCGACTCAAGATTAAAAAAATTATTGAGTGATCACATCCCTAGTTTTTTCATCGATTCTTCTAGTCTTTTCTCTCTTGGTGTTGATTGACTAATGTAGCCTTGAATCCACATACAACCGTCAGCATCTACGATAAGAAACACAATGCCATCGTCAGGGTAATCTTTTTGATTGGCTCTTAAAGTTGCGCCAGATATCCTAGTTTTTTTCGTGTCAATATAATTTAAGGATTTAACATCAGCTCTTAAAAGTTTTTTAGTCTTTCTACTTTCTATGACTATATCAAACTGGCCATGATATTCTGAATTTGGATAGACGTTGTAGCCCGCCTCTAACAGTTTAGAGACAGCAAAATGTAAAGCAATGTTTCCTTTGGTGTGGCCAGAGTTATCCGACAAACCTGATCATAGCCATTCTTTTAGCTCCTCGCCTAATATTTCATTAGCTATGTCTATTTTTTGTCTTAAAGCGGCTACTATTTTTTCGTCAACAGAGTCCTCACAGATGATATCAACGTAATTTACTTTGTCTGTCTGTCCTATTCTGTGTGCTCTGTCCTCCGACTGCAGTCTCTTCTCTAGATCATAACTATTAGAATAGTATACGACAGTTTTAGCTGCAGTCAAAGTAATCCCATAGCCCCCTGTTTGAGGATTACCAATAAAAAACCTAGTAGGTGACTCTTCGTCTTGAAATTTATCTATATTGCTTTGTCGATGTTTCTGTTTTGTTTCTCCATAGTAAGTGCAGAAAGAACCCTCGCCAAACTTTTTTCCTATTTCTTTTGCAATATTTTCAATGTCCTGAACATAATTAGACCAGACAATAACTTTGCCCTCGCATTCCTCTAAGACGTTTAATAACTCAGACATTCTATTACTTTTAACTTCGGTAACTGTGCCGTCGTCAGCTTTAAAATGACCACACGTTATCTGATGTAATCGTAACATCTGAGTCAGAACATTCATGGTAGAACAAACCTTTTCATTAAGCTCTGCAAGAGCTATGGACTTCATGGAGTTGTAAAGTTTTCTTTGTTCCGCTGTCATTTGAACAACGCGTTTTTGATACACTTTGTCTGGCAAATCTAAACAATCCTCTTTCAAAATTCTGTATGAAAAATCAGACACAATGTCAGACAGCTCATCAAGATTTTTATAACTGTCGTTCGGTCTGACAATTTCTACCCTCTGTCCATTTACATTAATAGTTGTCATGTTAGCGTATCTTAATTTAAACGTATAAAAAGAATCGTGTCCCAACAACTCTGAGTCTAAAAACCCACATTGAGAATACAAGTCAAGAGGACTTTTAGTGACAGGACTTCCTGTCATAATTCTTTTGTAGTTTGCATAACGGCCAACGGCTGATATGTTTATGGTCCTTTGAGCTCTAGGAGTTTTTATTGACGTGCTCTCATCCACAGCCATTAAAGATTTATAAACACATAAAAATTTTTCAGCCTCTTCCATGCCGGGTTTGGTAGAGAAAGCTTCAACATTTATTACAAAAAAAGTCAGACAAGGGTCTCTTGTTTCATCATAAAGTTGTGACAACATTTGTTTATCGCTTTGTGTTCTAGAGCTGGGGGCCACCCAATAAAACGTTCTGCACTGTATGTGATCAGGGATGTGTTTTGGTATTTCTTGCTCTACCCAATTTTTATATACACCTTTTGGTGCAACAATAAGTGCAGCATTAATTTTACCTTTATCGTAAAGTATAGCGATATTATCCAATAATATCTTGGACTTACCTGTCCCCATCTCACAGAACAAAGCAAAATTTTTCTTGTCCCAACTAGTATCCAAGGCCTTCATTTGATGTTTGTAGGGCTTGGTCTTAAACCTATATTTCATAATTATTGTCTTGCTTTCTAAAAACATTATAATAAGTATGAACCTAAATTAGTCAAGAAAGAAAAGTATGACGATCTATTGCGTGCAAGAACCGCCCGGAACAGCCAAAGGTATGCCTAAAGTGGATGTTACAAAAGCGTTGCATTTTGGCAACATAGAATTTTTATTTTCAGAAAGAGCACAATTAGTGTACAGTAGTGGTGCATTAGTAAGGGAGTTGAGAAAGAAACTTGAGAAATTTAATGATGAAGATTATTTACTTCTTTTGGGTGATCCTGCTATCCTTGCTATTACTGGTGCTGTAGTTTCTGATATAAATTATGGGAAATTTAAGATGTTGAAATGGGATCGTGAATCTGCTAAGTACTATCCTTTAGACGTTAATCTATATCAGAAAGAGAATAATTATGAACAAGATAAATTTTGAACAGGATCAAATCGAGACTGTTTCCAACGACGATGCGACCTCCATTGGAGATCTATGTCAACAGCTAGTTGACGCAGAGGCAGAGGTTTCTGCATTAAAAGACCTACTCAAAACTAAACAAGAAAATGTTTTACAATTAAAGCAAGTAAAAATACCTGCATGGATGCAAGAAAAAAACTTGTCACAACTAAAACTTAATGATGGTAGTTCTATTGAAGTAACAAATTTTTATGGAATATCGATACCCAAGGATCACGATCAACGTGCCACGGCGTATCAATGGCTTCGTGACAACAATCTAGGAGATATTATTAAGAATGAAATAGCTGCTAGGTTTGGTCGTAACGAAGACGGGAAGGCGTTGGAATTTGCCAAGTTAGCCACCGCAAATGGGTATGAGGTTGAACAAACTTTAAAAGTTGAATCTCAAACTCTAAAAGCAACTCTGAAGGAACTGCACCAGAAAGGTGCGGCTCTGCCACCGGAAGAGACATTTAAAACGTTTGTGGGCAGACAAGCAAAAGTTACAAGGAAAAAATAATGAGTAACAAAGTAGCAAAAACAAAGGCCAACGGACAATTGATGCCGGCGGTCAGCCTAGACTTGGTGCAAGCTGATGCTGAGTCTATAAGTGGACTTGAAAATGCAAATAGTCCAGATGATTTAGCTCTACCTTTTTTAAAAGTGTTGAGCCAATTGTCACCGCAATGCAATAAAACAAGCAACTCTTTTGTAGAGGGTGCCGAGTCTGGCATGATCTACAACACCGTAAGCGGTAAACTTTATGATGGCGAGGAGGGCATTGATGTCGTCCCAGCTTTTTATAAAAGAGAGTATATCGAGTGGGGTGAAAGAGGAAAAGGCAGTGGTGCTCCCATTGCCATACATGATGCCAACTATGACATCTCTCAAGCGCCAAGAGACGCAAACTTTCAAAACAGATTGCCTAACGGTAATATTGTTGAAGAGACTGCGAACCATTTTGTATTAGTATTAGATGGTAAAGGTGGCTTCGAGCAGGCTTTAATTACAATGAAGTCTACTCAAAGAAAGGTGTCAAGGAAGTGGAACTCAATGATGAAGAGTCTTACCCTACAAGGTAAGAGCGGTCAATTCACACCGCCATCGTACAGTCATGTGTACAGGCTTAGAACTGTGCCACAGTCCAATGCAAAAGGAACGTGGTTTGGTTGGGACGTACTAAAAGTAGGTCCTGTGCAAGACGCAAACGTGTACGAAACTGCAAAGAACTTTGCACTTGGCGTGAGTAAAAACTCAGTGAAAGTTGAGCATCAAGAAGAGGCCAACGTCACACAAAAAGCAGACGCTTTTTAATTTAAAGGGCGGTGTAACAGCCGCCCTTTCTTTTTGTGGTGACTCATGCAAGACAGATTTCTTATAGGTAAAATATTTAAAGGTAATGAACTAGCTTACGGAGTTTTTAAACCTGCGAATGAAAAAGACGAACGCGGGAAAGAACAAGGTAGTCAGGGCTGGGGGCACACCGAACAACTGTCCACGGACATTAAAGTCTGGCAGGCACACTTAGAGGGCACACAAAGCATAGGAACAGTGCCAGTGAACCATGATGGTGAGTGTCATTGGGGTTGCATAGACATAGACACATACAAAAATTTTAATCACACAAATTTAATTAAAAGTATAACAAGAGCACAACTGCCTTTTGTAGTTTGCAGATCGAAGAGTGGAGGTGCTCATGTGTATTGTTTTTTTAAGAACGCAGTCAAAGCAAAAGATTTACAAAAAAAGTTGAAGCAGGCAAGCGCTCTGCTTGGTTATAAGGATGCGGAAATTTTTCCAAAACAAAACAAACTACTTAGAGGGCAAACAGGAAACTATGTGAACGCTCCATATTTTGATGAAAAAAATTGTCAGAGGTATGCATTAAAATTAGATAATAGTGGACTAAAGATATTGTCCTTGGAAGAGTTTTACAATGAGTATGAAGAGAAAGCTCTTACAAAGATAGACGATTTAAACGTACAGACAGACATAATATTTCCAAAGGGTCCGCCTTGCAATAACTGCATAGCTCTCAATGGGTGCAGTGAGGGAGGACGAAACAATTTTTTATTTAATTGTGCAGTCATGTTGAAGAGAATGCACGAAGAGAACAAAGAGGATTGGTTGATGGAGCTTAGAGAAATCAATCAAAACTATGTGGACACACCTCTTAATGAAGTCGAACTGTCTAGAATATATGCATCTGTGACAGGACATATGGAACACCAGAACAGACAAGTGTTGGACGACAATGTAGAGTTAGAGGAAGCAGACAATTCTAATTATCACTACCTGTGCAAGCAAGAACCGATGAGCAGTTTTTGTGACAGAGTTACTTGTATGTCAAGAAAGTTTGGTGTGCAACGAACCATGGAGGAGGGAGATGGATATCCTATAATAGCATCCATAGACAAAGTGTATGATGAGCCAATATTTTATTATGTGACTTTTGAGAATGGAGTTACAGCCAGAATGGAATCAGATGATTTATTTGAAGAAAAAAATTGGAGAAAAAAAGTCGGACTTATATTAGATGCAAAACCTCCGGGACTTGGTGCAGCAAATTTTGACGACTGGATGCGTGTTCAGATGAGAGAACGTATGACCCATGTTCAATTGCCAGAAGGTGTTGGAAGATTTGATAGAATAAAAGAATCTATTAACGAGTGGTTTTTAGGAACAGGACAAGGGGAGAATCGAGAAAGTTTACTTCAAGGATCCTCGTGGCACGACACGGATAAGAAAGTAATCTACTTTGTATTTTCAGATCTGTATGGTGCTTTGATTTCTACCAAAGCCATAAAAGAAAATGCAAAAGATTCTTCAATGCTAATGGACTTTTTAAAAAGACCTGCTGATTCTGACAATCCGGGTTTAGGTGCGGTTAGTAAAAGATTAAACATAAACAATAAAACTAAAGCAGTGTGGTCGGTCAGTGAGAACACTTTAAATTTAGAAGAACCAGACATCAAACCAAAAGAGATTATTAAAGAGGAACCACTATGAGTGTACAAATAAAAGAAGCTGAAAAAATTTTTGGTCCACCTGGGACAGGAAAAACAGATAGACTGATAAAAAAAGTTAGTCACTTAATTAAAGAAGAGGGTGTTAGACCAGAGGACATCTGTTACATAACATTTACCAACAAAGGTATTGACGAGGTTAGAAACAGATTGAACGTTACAAAAAAGACCGAGGGTTACGAATCATTTGCCACGATCCACGGACTGTGCAATGGTTTTATGAAAGGTGGAGAGTCCAGACTGATTAATGATAATGATTTTGATTTTTGGGCAAAGAAAGAAGACGGCGATGTAAAGAGAGAGTTTGGTGGTGACATGGACAACAATTTTGTGGTGCAGGTCTACAACTTGTACAGAGTCGCGAACATAACTTTGAGAGAGGCGTTTGTTAAATTAAATGAAAGAAATTACAAATGGAGCAGGCTAGAAAGGTATATAAAAAGTTGGGATTTGTACAAAGAAAACAACAAGTTGCATGACTTCACTGATCAAATACTTAATGCGTTAGAGATCGATGCTTTCAAACGATATCGTGCTGTCTTTCTAGATGAGGCACAGGACTCCTCTTGGTGTCAGTGGCAAGTTATTAAAAAGATTATGGACAAAGGGACAGTTGAATATTTATATTTAGCAGGAGATGATGATCAAGCTATCTTTGATTGGAATGGTGGAGAGGTTAAATATTTTTTAAATGCTTACAAATCTATTTGTAAAATAAAAGTATTAGAAAAATCATACAGACTTACTAACCAACACATTTGGTTTTCTGAACTTATTAGTTCTGGCATAAAAAATAGACAAGAAAAAAAATATTATTCTAAACATGAGCACGAAGGAGAAATACATTACACAGATCGTTTTTCACAGATACCAATAAAAGATAACGAATCATGGACTATCATGGTGACAGGATCACCAATCATGAAAGAGGTAAAAGAACTTTTAATACGACAAACAGTTTGGTTTATACAGACCACGGCCAAGGGTTATGTGCATTATCCTGTTGGCGCTAGAATCACAGCAGCGTTAAAATGTTTTTTCAGATTGCAACAAGGTAAAGATGTTACACGCTCTGATCTTTTGCAATACAGAACATTAGTCAAACCAAAAAACTTTAAACCCAAACAATGGGAGACGTTAGACCCAGATCAGTTATACAAAGCTGAAGATTTAAAGCAGGCGTTTGGATTAGACTTTTCAGTAAATTGGAAAGAGGCTTTTGGAAACGTTAATTATCCTGAGTGGACAAAGAAGAAGAAATATATCATGGACTGTATTGATCAAGGTGTTGATATTTTTGATAAAAACCCTAAGATAAAACTTTGCACAATACACAGTATGAAAGGTGGAGAGGACGAGAACACAGTAGTTGTTGGTAACATGGAAATGCCTTTTCACAAAAGATACAATAGTGTAGATCACGCTGAGAAAGATGCGGTCAACAGAATGTTTTATGT